AACACAATGATGTACCGCCTAAAGATAGATGGCACTGAGGTGGCTAGTGTTGTGAAGGCTAAGGAAAAGTATGCTCTGACCCAAGTTATAGGTGAAGACCTAGTGTGCTACAACTGGATTGACTTCAAACCTGGATCGTCTAAGGATCGTATTGAAGCACTGTGGGATGCTGGCTGGAAACCATATGACAAGACTGTCACTGCTGTTAAGTTTGCTAGGCTGTCTGTCGGTGATCCGTATGGTAAGAAGGGTGTCGGTATGACTAAGGAGTTTTACAAAGAAAAGAAGGATGATCTATCTAAGTACGGGTGGGCCTGTTCGGAAGATAACCTTGAAACCTTACCTGAGTGTGCCCCAGAGGGCGCACGTTCACTAGCTAAGTGGCTTACCCTTGAGGGACGCCGTAGTTCACTAGTCGAATGGATCAATCAGGTAGGTACTGATGGGCGTATACACGGCACCATCAATAACATTGGTGCATGGACGGGTAGGTGTGCACACAATTCTCCCAACACAGCAAACATACCATCATCCTTTCATGGCGAACCTAAGTCAGCGGTTGAAGAAGTTAAGAAGCAGTATGACTCTGACCTACGTTCATGTTGGACTACACCTAAGGGTAGTTGGCTAGTAGGTACGGATGCAGACGGTATCCAGCTTAGAGTATTAGCAGACTATATGTGGAGACACTTCGATGCAGATCAATATGCACGTGCTATTATGGACGGTAAGAAGGAGAATGAAACAGATATACACAACGTCAACAAGAAAGCTTTGGGCATCAGCCATGCGACACGTGACATGGCTAAGACTTTTATCTACGCTTGGCTTCTAGGGGCAGGTGTAGAGAAGACTGCACAGATACTCAAGGTTAACAAGGTTGGTGCGGTACAGGCTAGGGAGTCATTCGTTAAATCTATTGATGGCTTAGCTGACTTAAAGAACAGGCTTGTTCCCTATATAGCTGAGCAAGGGTACTTCACAGGGTATGATGGCCGCAAGGTTAAAGTACCTAACGAACACAAGACGTTGGCTGGTATGTTGCAGTCAGCTGAAAGTATTCTAATGAAGCACACACTCCTTAGCTGGACTACTGAGGCACGTAAGCTGGGTATCAACTTCAAGATGGTGGGGTTCATTCATGATGAATACCAGACAGAGGTTATAGGAACTAAAGAAGAGGCTGAAGAGTTAGGTAAACTCCAAGCTAAGTGTATGGAAGACGTAGGTGTTGAGCTAGGGTTTAGGATACCTACACCAGGATCTTATGATGTAGGGATAAATTGGCTTGACACCCACTGATAATTGATTATACAATAGAAACACCATAGTTAAGAGGTATTAAAAATGGCTACTGAAATTCTTGAATTGTTTGGCACACTAGAGTGGGCTAAGGTATTTGAACACAACCGTGATCAAGCATCATGGAACGTTGAGACAGATGGTGAGTGCAAAGTTACCATCATTCTTGATGAAGACAATACATCTAAGCTTACGACAGCTGGGTGTCAGAAGAAAATGGAATCCGTCGAGGGTGGTACTAAGGTTACACTTAGCCGCCCCTTTAAAGGCAGGAATGAATGGGGTAGTGGTACTCCAACTGTTGTGAATGTTAAGGGACAAGACTGGGACTTTGACGTAGACGGGTACATTGGTAACGGTAGCACAGGTATGATACGTGTAGCCGTTTACGATACATCGACTGGACGTAGGGGTACACGTCTGGAAGCGGTGCAGGTCATAGACCACGTGACCTACGAGTCTGAAGGAGGAAGCTCCTCCCCTTCCTTTAAAGACTTATCCTCTAAGGTTGAGGATACTAAAGCTGCCCCTGTTACCAAAGCATCTACTAAGAAAGTTACGGTAGAAGATACTATTCCTTTCTAGATGTTTTAAATGTGTGTTGTTCTATAACAAAGCCCCTTCCCTTAGTTGGGTGGGGGCATTATTATTCATAGCAAGGGAGATGTACAATGGAAGTTAAGACAAACGCCACACTGGTGCATGACATTGAGCAGACTATCCTAGGCCGCAACGGTTGGGATAAGTCTATTGGTGAGTTCATGTCTAACAACATAGCAGATATGGCTGAGCAAAGGTTTGCTAAACCACAGGAACCCCGTGCCTACCTGTCACTCTCATCCCTTGGTACACCATGTGAGCGTAAGCTATGGTACAAAGTTAATAAGTCTTTGGAGTCAGAACCCTTAGGCCCAGATACCCTATTCAAATTCTTCTACGGTGACATGATCGAAGAGCTAGTGCTGGCTATAGCAGCTGTGTCTGGACACTCAGTCACTGGTGCTCAGGACCGCATGGATGTACATGGTATCAAAGGTCACAGAGATGCTGTCATTAACGGCATGACTATTGATGTTAAGTCTGCGTCACCTTACGCCTTTAAGAAGTTTAAGGTTGGCAACCTACGTAACGATGATCCTTTTGGTTACATCTCTCAGCTTAGTTCATACGTATACGCAGCCGTTGATGATCCACTCGTAACTGATAAGACACATGGTGGTTTTCTTGTGGTATGTAAGGTTAGCGGGGCTGTATGCCTAGACGTGTATGATTTTTCTGAAGAGTTTGATGCAAAGGAAAGCACAGTCAAGCACCTTAAGGCTATGGCTAAGAGTGATGAGCCACCTGATAGAGCCTTTGAACCTGTGCCTCAGTCTAAGGCAAGCAACAACGGCAACATGAAACTAGCTTCTACCTGTGGGTACTGCGATTTCAAGAAGATATGTTACCCTAAGTTACGTAAGTTTGTCTACAGTGACAAACCACTCTACCTCACTAAGGTAAACAAACTTCCTAACGTAGCAGAGGACTTAGAGTTTCGTGGTGAAATTTAATAACAAAAGACTGAGGGGTATCCAAGAAGGGTATCGCTCAGGTCTAGAGGTAGACACAGCCAACTACCTTAGGAAAAGAAACATCTCCTTTACCTACGAAAAAACAAAGATTAAGTGGATAGATCTACGCAATAGAACCTACACACCTGACTTTGTTCTAGGTAACGGCATCATAGTTGAGACCAAGGGCCGCTTCGTTTCTGACGACAGAAGGAAACATAAAGAAATACGCAGACAATTTCCTGAGCATGACATACGATTTGTCTTTACAAATAGTAAATCACGTATATATAAAGGCAGTAAGTCTACATATGGTGACTGGTGTACTAAGCACGGCTTCATCTATGCCGACAAGGTTATACCAGAATCCTGGTTAGAGGAGAGCAGTAATGACTAAACAGTTTAAACCATACGCTGAGATACTTAAGGTAATCAAAGGGCCATTCGAAAACGGCGTAGACCTTCCTTGGAACCTTTGCTTAACTAAGTACAAGTACGATAGTGACCTACATGAGGAAGAGTTTTACTACGATAGTATGAAGCAAGCTATGGATGACATAGACTTTTTGTCTAGTAACTTTAGTCTTTTTATTGATAGTAACGGTAATTCCCAGCACGATGACGTAGTAAGAAAGGTTCAAGGTTATGCCTATAAACACTGTAAGTAAAACAGCTGTTGTGTTTTCTTGTGCTCACTGTGATCCGTCAGTTAGTAACGATAGGTTCAGCCTACTTGGTGACTTCCTCTATGACATCAAGCCTGACTACGTTGTGGACTTAGGTGACGGTGCTGACATGAGATCACTGAATACATTTGATACACGCAGCCCAGAGTCTATCGTTAGCCAGAGCTACGAGGCAGACATCGAACATTACAACGAGGCGCAGGATCGTCTACGTTGGAAGTTTAGGCACCACAAGCGTAAGCGTCCAGCCTTCTACGGGTTTGAAGGTAACCATGAAAACCGTATCAAGAAAGCTTTGAAGAACGACCCACGTTTAGAAGGATCTAAGTACGGTATCTCCTTCAGCCACCTACAGACTAGCCACTGGTTCGATGAGTACCACGAATATCACAACTCAGCGCCAGCCATCAAAGACTATGACGGTGTGTCTTATGCTCACTTTTTTAGTGCTGGTAATTTTGGCACAGCCATGAGTGGAATGCACCACGCAAATTCCTTACTTGCTAACAGGTTTAAGAGTTCAACCTGTGGTCACTCACACAAGAGAGACTTAAAGTTTAAAGATGCAGCTGGTGCTATAGGTCTAGTAGCTGGTTGCTTTAAAGGTGCTGATGAATCTTGGGCTGGTCAAGCTAACCTAGACTGGTGGTCTGGGGTAGTAGTCAAGAGAGAAATACAGAATGGGTTCTACGAACCAGAGTTTATTTCTTTGGCTTCACTTCGTAAAGAATACGGTTGACTATACCGTGATAAATAATATAACTAGGAGTTTCTGCCAATGAAATTTGAGGCTAGACTTGTCTTAGAGGTAGATCCTGAGGCTAACTTCTTAGAGGTATCAGACACTAATTGTTGTGTGGAAGTACTGGAGTTGCTTGAGGATTTAATTTATGATACTGATGATATTGTCATCCTAAACTGTGAGGTAAACACTTATGACTAAAATTTCTATCAACGATAAAGAGTATGACTCAGAAGACTTAACTAAAGAACAGACAGATCTTGTTAACTTACTTAACCTGGGTCAGAACTCTCTTATCTTATTCAACCACATGGTTAGGTGTACTCAGTCTGTACAGCAGATGAAGACTGAAGAACTAAAGACTTCTCTAGAAGGTAGGCCGACCATATCAGACGTAACTAAAAAACAGGCAGACGACATAAAGAAGTCATTGGACGCTGATACTAATGCTAAGTGATGTTGACCTAGACGCTATGGGCTACTACAAGATGGTAGACGGCAACAGGTATAGCCTTGATCCATTTGAGTGGTACAGTGAATGGGTTGAGGCTAAGATTTTAACTGAAGGACATGATCGTTTAGTTGAGAATACACTTGGACTTGTAGGTGAGGCAGGGGAGGTAGCTGAAAAGGTTAAGAAACTAATACGTGACAAGCACAAGTTTACTCCTGAGGAGATTGCTAAGGAGATAGGTGATGTCTTTTTCTATGGCGTAGCCCTTGGTACGATCTTTGGTTACGGACTTGGAGACATCATCAGACTGAACGTTGAGAAGTTAGATGGACGTGAAGCCAGGGGAACCCTAAGGGGTAGTGGCGACAACCGATAGTAGAACATACACAACAGAAAGAGAACAACATGAGCAACAACTATTTACCAACAGACTACCAGTCATTCATACACAAGTCACGTTACGCACGTTGGCTGGACAAGGAAGGAAGGCGTGAGACTTGGGGTGAGACAGTATCACGCTACATGGAAAACATTGTATACCCCTTGGCTGGCAAAGACTCTTACGTCAAAGACATTGAACAAGCCATACTAAGT